CTGTAAACCAAATCTTTCAGCTATTTCGTTAGCTTCTTTTCTGGCATCCATTAAAAGTTTTTTGGCATTTTCGTATTCGTCAGTACCTTCTCTTAAACCAAATTTATCTCTTTTCTTAGCGTAATCACTTTGTAATTCTTCAATGTATAAAATCTTTTTAGGTCTTGTTGCGTCACTTGGATTTCTAACATAACGGTCCTTTGTTCTTATATGTAATAGATATCCTTCATCATCAAAGTGACTTGACACTTCACCAGCATCTGATATTTGCCTGTTTAGGTTTGGAACAGTTAATACTATTTCTTGATAGTTTTCGCCACCAGGTTCAGTATATTGACTATACCTTGTTACTTCGTGATCATATTTTACTAAATCGTTTTCCTCAGCATAATGTTGTGCTTGTATTTCCATTTCGTTTAAATCATTCGATTCTAATACATTATTTCTGTAATCTCCAGCTTGAGCTTCATTTTCAAAAAGTGTATAACCATATTGATCATTCCCTTGAATAACTAAGCCTGTATTAGTATCTGTTCTGCGTACTATTGGGTCATTGTAATATTCTTTTTCAGCATCAACTCTAGCATTATCCATACTAGGTGGGTATGTAACTCCTGGATTTCCAGGGTCATTATATTTGTATTCTTCATCAGTAAATATTTCTTCAGCTAGTTCCTCTAAATGATTTTCTCCGTGGGCTTCTTGTGGTGTAAGGTTTCTTTGATTTCCAAATGTTAATTGAGTATCATCATCGGTTCCTGTCTTAACAACTTCTTCTACTCTTATACGATTTTTTTCTGCAAACTCTAACATTTCTGCTTTTGTTATATCTGTTCTACCCTCAAAAAAATCGTCAAAGCCAGTCCAATAAAACTCATCATCTTTAGCACCTTTGTTTATTAATGTAGCTCTTAATTGGTCAAAACTGCCTTTTGTGCCATCTGGTAAGTTTTTTATTTCATCTGTAAGTTTACTGTAAAAACCTATATAATCCTGTCCACCTGGACCAACAGCACGACTTACTAATTTACCAGCACCAGCTATAAGAGGATCGGGGTCTATGCCCGTATTTAATTGAACACCACCTTCACCCATTCTAGCTTCAGCGTTTTTACCAGCCTGTATAATAGCACCACGGGCTTTTTCAAGCAGTTGAGGGGTTTGCTTTATATGTCTTATAGTATCAACAATACCACCTAGTACAGCACCCTCTACAGCGTTTCCTAGTCTACCTTGTAGACGTTCAAAAGCAGAAGCATCTTCACCTACACGGGTGTCTAATATTTCTAATACTTCGGGTCCTACACCCAACTCTCTCATAAAGGTAATAAACCCACCTTCTTCTGGATTAAAGTAGCTGTCACTAAAAGCACCTCTAATAATATTTTTAGCCGTACTAAATCCTTTAACGGGTGATGCTAACATTCCGACACCAAACTGAACAAAACCCCTGGCAATATTATTGACTGTGCCTTCTGGTTTATCTACTTCGGGTAAGCGTGGTGGTGGTATCTTTAAGCCAATAAAATTACCTATATCAGATATTGTTTCTCCAGCACCCTGTATTGCATCTCTAGCACCTCCAACAAACACATTACCTAAGTCAGTATTTTCTTGTGATGCTGTTATATTCTGTTGCATCTGCTCTGGTGTTTGATTAGTCATCTCAACATTTTGACCAAATATATCACCAGGAAAAGTACCCATAGAAAGCGTGTTGCCTTCGGGTCCAGATTGTATTGTTGGATTAGAACCGTATTGTCTGCGATTACGGCTATTTAAATATTCTTGAATGAAGTCTGTCATTGAAACAACTCCATAGCTTTTTCAAGTTTTTCTAAATCTCTATCTAGTTTTCTAGGATTGTTTTTATAAGAATTGTATAATGGCCTTAATCCACTTCCTCTTGATGGATTAGTACTAGCACTAATATTACCTTGTATTTGGAACAAAATATCAATCATATCCTGGACATTATCGCTAGTTAGCGTATCGGCTTTACTTCTTTTTATTTCCTGGAATGGTGTTTTTAATTCATCGGGTAATACACCTACGTTTCTTAATATTGTGCTAATTACAGAATTTTTTTCTTGTGCAACAACTTTTGGTTTTAAGTCATTTTCTGTTTCTGTCATTATATCTTGAGCTAATTTAAAAGCATCAAACTCATCTAATTTGTTATCTCTTTTAGCTTTTTGATAAGCTAATTGCATTTTGTTTTGTGCTTCATTAAATAACTTCATGTCCATATTCAAATCATCATCTGGATCAAGAATTAATATATCTTCTGTTATGCCTAATTTTGCCCGTATAAATTTCATGGCATTATTAAACTCTTTATCACTATACGCTTCAGCTTCATCTATTAGTGATGCTGTTGTTGATGGTGATAACTGGTCATTATTATAAGCACTTACAATTTCGGTAATAGTGAGATTAGACCCTTTAGCTTTAAGGGTTACTAAAACATCATCATTATCTTTAACGCCAACTTTGCTTTGGGTGTTTTTAAATTTTTCCCATTCTTCTACAAATTCAGATGTACCTTTGTTTATAGGTTTACCATTAGCATTGATAAATTCATTCATTATTGCATCAGCCTGGATTTCATCTCCTTCAAACCATTTGACGTATGCCTGGGATAAATTCTCTTTTATTTCTTCCTGGTTGTTTTTTATAATTGTGTTTTCTTTATTGGCATTGTCTGCAATACGGCTACGGTTTTCTGATAACAAAGTATTAATAATATCCCGTCTGCTTAAATCCAAACTTTCTAAAATGTTAAAACCAGCTTTTAATTGATCTGGTAATTCGTTTGTTAATGGGTCTTTAATAAGTTGCTCTAATAACTCTCCAGGTGCATCAGCATCAGATTTAATTATTTCATCATTAATAATTTTCGTGGCTAATGTTTTTAAATTTGTATCAAAATTAGTGCCAATATTCTTTATTTCAGATTGTGAAAATTTAAATGTTGATGCTTTGTTTAAGCGTTTTATTTTTAAAGTTTTTATTAAATCATCAAGTATTTGTGGTTCACCAGCGTATGCAGATATTTGATCGAATAATGCTAAATCTTCCTGTTCCATTTCAGCAAAGAATTTTGACTTGGCTTTTTTAAATTCGTTATCTGACCATTTGTCAGCAAAGGTTACATATTTAGCATTAGCCTTTATACCACCCGATGCTCTTAGCTTACGGGCCGTACCAGGTGATACATCATCTAGGGCTGATGAATGACCTTCTATAATGGCAGACAGTTTATCTAATAATTCAGTTGGTTCAAAGTTTGGGTCAGATACAGGATTATCTAAACTGTCATTAAACGCCTTTATTGTTTTAGACATCTCTGTACTCATCATATAGTCTATTTCATCGGTGACAGCCGTTAATGATGCATTACGGGCGTATTGACCAAATACTGTTGATTGATCGCCAACAACATCTAATGGCTCTCCACTTTCTATACTTGCTTTTATCTGTTCTCTTGTCGGAGCATTTTCTGCACCGTATTCAGCACCTTCTATCTTAGCTTGACCTTCAGCTACCCTAAAAAAATAACTACTCATTCTGTCTAAAGATTGCGATAAAGAAGCTAATGATTGTGCCTGGACCTTAGAAGCAGTAAAATCTACTTTAGGTACTCTTAATCCTACACCCTGGGAATTATATTTTTGTAGTTCTTCAGCCATAATTAATAACCAGGTCCATAATTGCTATAGCTTATTCCAGTATTAGCACCAGGAGTACTTGTTTTAGTCATTGGATTACCACTACCTGGTCCACCCATTTGCATTGCTTGAGAAACGCCCATACCGATAGTCGAAAACATTTGTAGTGGTGCAAGTTTCATTACCGTATTAGCTGAAGTTCTATATTGACCAGCCTGGTATTGTGCCATTCCTTTAGCCATCTTCGCATTTTGTCTTAATGTTATTACATCTTTTAATGCGTATCTTCGATTATAATTATTTATTAATTCTGTTACGCCACCACTTGCATAAGGGTTTAAACCTCTGGCTCCAGCCCTGGCAATATTAGCAGATATAACAGCGTTCATTCTTCGCATTACTTCTACACTTTGCCTTTTATATTCAACAGCATCGGCTCTGCCTTGTATCTCGGTTTGTTTAGCTTCAGCTTTAAGTTGATCTGCTTTTGCCTGGTTAGCTCTGTATCCAGCTATTCCACTAACTACTGCTGATGCTACTGCTAAGTATTGTGCCATCTATAATCCTAACGCTAATTTAAAATCAACAGACAGCACCGTAAAGAATACTGGCTTTGATTGACTAATTGTTAATTGTGCATCGGTATCGTAACCCGTTAATCCGTGCATCTTTTTCATACCCGTAATAGTTGGTACAGCACCACCAGCAGAGTAAGGCAATGTTTGTAATGGAACTTCAAACCCGTTAATTGTTAAATTCTGTGTACGATAGAGAAGGGGAGTAGCTTCTAATATACGTTTCTTTTGGCTGATAGAAACACCATCTGGCAATCTAGGTTCTACTGGATTGGTTATAACCTCAACCGTAAAATCTAAACCAGCTTCTATATAAGATGTTGGTTGTGCCGATGTAGTAATAGTTCCAGAAGAGTTTACCGTTACGTCACTCTCAACTATATCATCTCTAATTACTTTGGCTGTCTTTGCATTTAAATGAGAAACTAGATTGTAACTGGTTCCACTAAAACTAGAAGTTTTCTGTACCGAACTATCAGTTGTAAAATCATCGTCAAATACTTCCAGGTAATATTTTGTTGCTGAATTAATCGTTCTTTTAACAATTACATAAGTGGTGTCTAAATCAACTGCAACATCACAAAATGTTCCATCAGTTTCTATAAAAGACGGTGCAACAATATTCTGCTGTTTGTTAATCATGTAACAAATTAATTTACCAGCCAAACCAGAACTAGCAGAACGATATCCCGTAGTAGAAGTACCGTTTACAATCATAAGCAGATCGCCTTCTGTTGTATCGGTAGCTGGTCTTATAGTCATGGCTAATGGGTCAACAATTAAATGTGAAGCTAGTACGCTAACATTTTGAGAAACATACGATAATTCAACATCTGAAAAAGCAAACTCTCTCAAAGATTTACCCTGGCGTTGTATAAAAAATGTACCACCTTCAGTAGCAACTGGTTTTATGTTAGGTTTTGCACCTCTTTTAGTTGTACTTTTAACAGCTACATTCGATGGTGTTATTGGGTCCAAATCTGCCTGGGGAATAAAAAACTCACCACCCGTAGTAAATATCTGTAAATCTCTTCCAGAGCGTAGTGCAGTTATTGTATTAACGCTGTCAGTCGTAAGTGTTACCTGGAAAGCATCATCGTCTAATCCTTCTGTTGGTCTAAAATTAAATGGATCACCAACTTTAGAAGCAAACAAAGTCATTGGTTCAACAGACGTACCACCAAAAAACAGCCGACCTTCATGGAAAGTACAAGTGTGTGGGAAACCACTATTACCATTAAAATTATCAGCCCAATCTGGCTCTATAACATAATTATTAGCATCGATAGCATCTGTCTTATGAAATGGTATTAATATATTTACCGTAGCTTCTGTACTAGATAATAAATCAATTACTTCACAACTACCAAAACCTTTAGGATGTATAACAACAATTCTATCATTTTCAAAAACTGATATTCCATAAACAGCACTAGAAAATGTAGCTTTAGCTACACCAGATGTTGCTGAAAGAGTAACCGTTGGATCATTAGATATTGATGTACCAGCAAAAGTACCAAAACTTCCACCCCATATAGTCGGTTTTGCTTGTGGTCTGCCTTCAAAAGTAATTCCAGCTACGGTCCAATTTGTATCTCCAGCACCTCTTACAACAGTAAATGGAAGGGTGGCACGATGCGTTAAAATCATTGTATCAGCGTTTTGTGTGTAACTTAAACCTCTTAAATTAGTTGCTGTAAATGATTGATACAATGTATGGTCAACATAAGCATTACCCGAACTATTTAAGTTTGTTTGTTGAACACCATCTTTATAAACAAACATTCTAAGATTAGTCGCACTTGTTAAGGTAAAAACAAGTAAGTATGTTTGGCCCGATGAATACTCAAATGGTATTAAACGAATAGCACCAGTTACTCCTATAGACGATGTATAATCAGCTATGTATCGTAATCCAGGTCTACGGCTAAAACCACCCTGGGGTTCAAATATTACGTTCTTAGCTTTTTCTACAGAGCTATAATACTGTTCAATATCAACACGCCCACGCAATAGTGGATCAATCTCACCTATCGTAAAATTGCTTTGGTATTGTCTTACTCTGCTCATCTAACATCCGTTAATAAATAATCACCTACTACTGACGGTGTTTGACCTCCAGCATCTATGTTACAAGCCTGTCTAAAAAAACCACCTCTAAGATTTTCGGCAGTCGTACCCAGGGCTATTTCTTTCCAGTATTGTGATTTAGTTGTTTGGTCCGTAATTACTTCGGCTAAATGCCAGGCCATTTGATATCCTAAAAGATTTACAAAATAATGTGGCATCAAAGTTTCACCAACTGTCTTTTGATAATCTATAAATATTGTTAAACTTTCCGTCATTAAAACAGCCGTACCATCTGATGCCTGGGCTATTTCCCAGTTCTTATAAATAGGAGACCCAGCCGTACTAGCTGTTCTGACAGCCCTTGGAACGCCATTAAGCATATCGTTAGGCAACGTAAACTGATAGGTCCATTCATTATTTGGTGTTGCTGTTTGCCTGGTAAGTTGTGCTTTAGCAACCGTAAAGCTCCAGGGGTACATTCCTAATGTTGTACTTTTAATGTCGGGGTAAAGTGTTGAACAGGCTGTGGCCTGTGTTGAGCCATCTGAAAAACTGCTGATAGCACCAGCACCTAATAATAAAAGTGCTTTGTTACAAATTTTAACGTCTGTATCACCAGAAGCCATTTTTAAACTCCGTTATGGTTTGGGGAAGGGGGAGAGAGCAATCGGGAACTCAGACCTTCCCCAAATTTTATTTAGTCACTATCAGAGACAGCACCAATCGTAGTACCATCTGAAATATCAACCACACCACTAGCATTTGAAACCACAATATGCATGGTTACAGTTCTAGTACCACCAGTTGCACCGTGTACCATAATCATGTCTCCGACACTTAGCGTATCAGATAGATCATTAAAGTAACCAGAAGCATCTACAGCAGTATGTGCATCAGTTGTTGTATAGACGTATAATGCTGGAGTTTGACCAGCTTTAGCCTGTCCACCTAATGGACCCCATCCACTTCTTGCAAAAGCCATATTAACTCTCCCTACAGGTTACATCAACAAGTCCGTCTGTATCAATTACAGATGCACCCATTGAAAGCATTGAAGTTACTAAGAAAGAAGTCTTTTCTGGAATGTAATTGACCTCTGTCTTAGGAGCGATACCGACTGCACAAGCGACTGACATCTTATGAAATGCATAGCATATTCGGTCACTAGAACCGTCTATTGCTAAACCACCTTCATCACGATCACCAATCATGTGAACGGTAAAGCCTAAGAAGCTATTTATTTGACCAGCTACCAAAGCTCTAATGTTTTGGTAATCGCCAGAAATCGCTCTTTCATCACCTAGCAATGCAGATAAGTTATTTGCATGGATAACTAAATGACGGTCTGTTGGTGGAACATTCTTCGCATCCAGGGCTTTCTTTGCTGATAAAATTTTACCAACATTCAAGTCTGATGCAGAAGCTGATCCAGTTGTTACAACAGTATTGGCTATAGTTGTTCCAGCAGATGCAGAAGATAAAGCATCAATAATTACCTGGTCTTGCCTTCTACCAATCGCATTACCGACCACGGAAGCCAATTCTCTACGCTCATCAAAATTTACTTTTTGCTGATTAAAGACATCTGAGTATTCAGAAGCATTGTAATCAGTTAGCGATACAGATGTTGTACCAAAAGATGTATTTAATGGAGTAACATCTGTTTGTGGTGTACGAACAGTTGCCTGTCCTTTACCCACATTTGGAAAGTTAGCTGTTGAGCCAACTACTCCAGTTCTCATCCTACATACATTGTTAAGGACAGCAGAACCTTGATAGGCTTGTTTAACCTCTGCATCGAATAACTGTATGAAGGCTGTTGATAATCCAGTACTCATAGGATTTTCCCTCTTTATTGTTAAAATTTAAGTTAAACGCCAGTAGGTTATAGTATAAATATACTGCCTTGGACTTCGTTACACGCTAACGCAACGATGCATTTCTGCATAGCCAGTACTGCTCGGCTGAGTTGTAGTACACTTAATCAATAGCACACCGTTTAGACTTTGTACAATAAAAAAATGGTGAGTAAGCATATCGGTACGGCTACTTACTCACCAAGTTTGCTAGGAGGAAATATGCTTTTAATTGCCGTACCGTAACTCAAATTCTTTTTCTACCTTACGAGTGTAATCTGGATCATCACCATAGCGTTCATTGCTCATCATGCTATCCATTCTAGCCGTAAAATCATCTTCGCTTTCTTTAACGTCTACGCTATCAACCAATGGAATAGGCGATAGATCACCCGATAGATTTTTAAGTTTAGATATTAATTTTATACCTTGTGCCGTATTGCCCCAGGTATCCATTAATTCACCTTCTTCTTTTGAAAATACACCCTGGTTAACTTTGCCATCAATCCAATCTAGGTTTTGCTTTATAACTGCTTTGGCATTGTTACCTAATTTTTTAAGTTCTTCTTCCGAATTGATTTTTTCTTGCTCTTCGCCTTGTCCAGCGATTTCGACAACTTGGGAGACAAGTTCGTTGAAGTTGTCTTGACTGATGTTATTTTGCTTAGACCATTCAGTAAATTTTCCCACCACAGGATCATCTTTAGTCCAGCCATTCTTATCCAATATTTCATAATCATATTCCTCTGGAGCTTTGTGTTTTCCTTGACTTAACTTTTTTTCTAATTCGCTGATAGATTTAAAAGCATCATCAATTCTGGCTTCACCCTTTTCCTTATCCCAAAACTTTTCTGGAATATTGTCGGGTCTATCAGCTACAGGCTCTTTTGCTTTATGCTCTATGCCTTCATCTTTATTATCTTCATTGGCTGGTTCTTCTGCTCTCATATTAGCTAAAAGACCTTTATCTTCTACAGGGGTTTCCTGTACAGCTTCTGGACTATTTTGGCTCATTTGCTCTCCTCACTCTTAGTTCTATTTCCCGAATAATACTGTTTTGTCCTTCTCTCAAATAGCCATAAGAAGGATCAGCATTAGGTACAAAGCACGGCTGTTCTAAATATCGGTTTCGTAAATAATGCATTAACTTTTGACCTGGTTCAGTCTTAAATGTTTCAAAAAAGAACTTGTCTAGTTCTGATTGTAGTTTTTGATTTTGTATTTTAATTTGCTGGTTATTAGCATTTACGCCATCCCAGCCTGGTTCATTAATAGATGATATTTTATCTGCTTGGCTCATTAACTGCTTCCTCTATCTGTGATGTATCCATTCCCTGTTGCTCTGCCATAGCCTGGGCCGTAGCCATCATCTGTTGTTGCATTTGCACCCGTTCCTGTGGTGTTGTTCTTAAATTTGCTGGTATCGACAATAGATCAGCCAGGTAGTCTCCGACAGCATCTTGTTTAACTAATGTCTGACCAACTGGACCTAATGACTGAGATATCTGCATAAACGACATGACATCATTTACACGGTCCATATTACCAGCCATTGCCAACGGTGATGTCGGTAAAATCTGTACTTCCAGACCGTTTATCTTTAACGGTAAATCTATCATTCCCATTTCGTTCATTAACTCTAATGATCTTCGGACAATCGGGTTCATAGTTTCACTAATTAATCGACCAAAAGCTGATCCTAAATTTTGAGATAATTCTTTCATTCGTTCTACAATTTCTGTAGCTGACCTGGCACTCATGTTATCGGGTGGTAGGCTTTCATCCAATAAAGTCTTTTTAATATTGGCCCGTAAATCAGACGATACTATTTGTGACAGTTGAGGATCACCACTTCTTTGCAACGGTTGCAAACTAGGACCTCTTGGACCACCATTCGATGAAACACTTACAACGGCTCCAGGTACAATGGAGACTGTCTCTGGATTCAAAACCCCGTCATCGACAGCAGTAAAAACTCCCCCTATAGACAATGAAGCATTTTTAAGTGTTAGCTCAGTTACTTTGTTCAATGTCTTAATATCGGGTAATGCATACAATACAGGACCTCTACCGTATCGTTCATTACTGGCTTTCATGTACCTGGAAACAATAAACGGAAAACTTTTTAAAGTTCTCGTTACTAATTTAAAATCTTCTTCCATTGTGGAAATACAATAATAAATAAACCCGTCATTAGTATAAGTCGCTTCTAACAATTCTACCTTTTCTGTCGGGTCCTCTTCATATTTTTTAGATAGTTCATCTGGTATTTTCGCATCTGGAAACTCACGGTCTAATACATTAAAAGGTTTTTTTAATCGCCTATAAACCGTATCAACTTTCCCATTTGGTCCTTCTTCAAAGCAAACATGATAGCTCGGTATCGCTTCATAACGTATCGGTGTTTCGGCATCTCCAGGCTGGATCAGCATAACCGATGTACCTACAGCTAAATCTAAAAGAAACTCGCCCATAGCCAAGTCAAATCCAGATTGTCTCATTATGGAAAACATTTTAGTTGAATAAAAATCCAGGGCTTGTTGTGCTTCTATTTTTCTATCTTCGGGTATTTCTTCACCAGGTAATAATCGACACCATTCCCTTTGTGGTGGGAACAATGATGATTGCAGACGGTTCGCAAATCGAGCCGTAGAATGTACAGCCGTACTATCAAATACCCGTTTCATTTTATTTTGACCAGGTGTATCACCCTCATAATAGCCGTCATAAAGATTTCGCATAGGCAAAGCAAACTCATAGGCTTCTTCGTAGATAGCTCTCCAATGATCCTTATGGGCTTCTGCTTGTTTAAAGCGTTTCTTTATTTCGGTTAGGGTAAGTTCAGCCATTACGCTTTCTTTTTCTTTTTAGGAAATCCAGCTTTCATGTTTTTGTAAGCCTTGGCAGACACCGTTGTATTTTTTTTACTTCTTGAAGTACCAGCTTTTTTTCTAGCGTTCATATTTTTGTAAAGTGACATTATTTCTTTTCCTCTTCATGATGTACAGCTTGTGTGAACTTAGGATTTCTACGCCAAACTTTATCTGGTTTTTTTTCAACAAATTCGTAAACCTTAACCTCTTCCTTTTCTTCTTCCTTTTCTTCTTCAGCCATTAACCAATATTCCTTGGATTACGACCAGAAACACCTAGTTTAGTTTTTGGAGGTTCCAGATAATCGGGTCTAGCTTGACCACCAGCCATCATCATTCCCGACATACCACCTCTTGCTCTTGACTTTCTTCTGCTTTGAGTAATTTTTGTCTCCTGTGCTTCATCAGCCTGGACTTGTGCTTCTTTAGCCGTCAAAGTATCCGTTACTGCTTTAGGAGGTGGTGGTGGTGGTTTTGGTCTGGAGAATAATGAACCCATTAAAAATACCTCGCATACATAAAATGATCCAATCCATCTGGACCGTATTGTTTTAAAATTCCTTCCCGATTAAAATAACACCTTTCAGCCCATGTTACAGCCCGTGAATTATGCGAATGAACGGTAAACTGAAGCCGTACAAGGTTGTTTTTCTGTGCATAATGCTCAAAAAATCTTAAAGAAGCTCTATGCATAGATATCGTTTTTCTATTGATATGTCGGCTCGGCATTAGCCAGGCTTCGGCTACACCTTTCCATAATGGAAACACGCCAAAAAAAGCATAAAACATATCATCACCGACAGCCGTATAAGCGACACCGTAGTCAGCAAAAGCCATCATATAGTTTCGATAATCCTCAAACTGCGTTAATACTTTGTGGTCGTGGTCATTCAGTTCTATTCGGTCCAGGTGAGATATATGAAACGGAATAATCCGATGCCTGGGCGTATCCATACGCATAACTTTGTTTAATTCATCAAGAGAAAACATCAAAATCCAATACCTTCGCAGTTGAGTTGCCATATTCAGAACGGGGTCTGACGGTCATACGTTTATGTTCGCCACCACCTAACAGGCAGTAACCGACAGCATCCCCAACATGGGAGTGTTCATTTTTATTAGGGCTATCTTTAAATCTTTCTTGTCCAGCACCAATCGCAACACGCTTAAAATGATAACCACCAGCCAGGCTTTTTCTTAATCTTTGGCATTTACGATTGACCATGAAACCAGGTTTACCGTCTATCAATCTTCCCATAGGCATAGCGACAGCTTCACGCCTGGTTCTAAAATCATTGGTCGCAGTCGGCCTGGCTAAAAGGCCATGCGTTTTAAGATGGTCAAAGGCAGTTGTCTCAAATATCTGATCTCTCTGCATACCAGCAGGATCACCCCACATATTGACTTCAAAGCCAGGAAACCTCATCTCTAATTCGCTTTTAAGTACAGAGCAGAAGCGTTCAAGACCGATATCAAACGTCACAACCTCATGCAGTATATGCCAACGACCATTCGGCAATTTTTGAGCAAAAACACTAGCTGGGGTTAATCCAAAGTCTAAGCCGATATTAATAGGAATATTCGGAACAGGCTCCAGGTCAGCCGACATAGTGGTGTCATCATACTCGGACCAGACGGGTCTGCCTTCCTGGACATAGGTGTATTTGCCTTCAGCGTAGCATCTGATCCAATCCAGGTTCTTTCCACCTAGTAACTGCACATAATAGCCTTCGGGTAGATTGTTTATATTCTCAGCTTTCTCATTAACCTTCCACCATCTACCAGCCTGGGAAATAAACCCTTGAGCTTCGGGCATATCATCGGGAACATTCTCTGGTTTAACTTCTAGGACACCACCAGCTTGATTAAAAAACTCCCATTTAAATTTTCCCCTGGGCGTTTCTTTTTCTGCCAGACGATACCAGTAATGGTCATCATCACAGGGGTTCGTATCCATGATAATTCCATGCCAGGAAGGACCACCGTCAGCTTTGGTCGGGTATCTTCCGACACGGTGCGTTAATCCATCGACTATGCTTTTAGGTAATTCCCTCGCTTCGTTTATCCAGGCTCCCGTCAATTCTAATGACAGCAACTTCCTAACATCTTTGGGCTGGTCCAGGGCTAAAAAAATAACCTCGCAGTCAATACCAGAAGCATCGCCCCTGGGTGGCAGTTTCAGATGATGCGTTATCGGTGGAGCGTGTCGTACATGGCCCCAGATATGTTCGGGCAACAATTCCATCCAGGTCTTTAATGTCGTGGTCCTCAACATAGGATAAGAGTTTCTTACGATAACAAATCGGCTGTATCTAATACCATCACGGGGAGAGGGCTTCTGCATAACGGCCCGTCTAAATATCTCAGCACAACAGGCATAGGACTTGCCACTTCCTACAGGACCCATGATACCTCGGACAAAAGAATTGCTCCTTAAAAACTTAGCTACGACAGGAGAGCCAGAAAAATCCAGCTTTAATCCACTCGGTATTTCATCACTCATTTCTTCTTCTCCAATTCGCCAGGCATAATCATCGTGATATCCACCACGGCTGGTTTCTCACTATCTTTTTCCTGGTCCAGTAATCCAGCAGACTTCGATAAAATCTGTAACACACGGACCTTATCTATCATCTCGACTTCGATTTGATCACCCGACCTGGTAGGCGTAACCTTGATCTTTTTAATTGCCTGTAACGCTGACGGTGGGATGTCCTTGATCTCTTTAATACTGACATTGTTATCCTCCCATTGCAGTACATCGGTTATATTGGCTCCAGCTAACATCAATAACTGTTCGGCTAACTGATCCCGATTATCATAAATAATACTCGAACCTTTTAGCCGTTTGGTTACTTCACCAACTGCTGGAAAGCGTTTGTTAACTCTCGGCATTAATTCCAGCCTTCCACCTTCGGCTTATCCATCGGTTTGCTTTCAAAGACCTGGAGCCAGATATCACCATCTTTATTCGGCAAGGGAAGGGCATTGAGCTTGATAGAGCGTTTACCATCTGGCTTTTCTAACAAAACACCTATGGTCATCCACCTGGTCTTTTCTTGACCGTCTTTTTGATAAGTACCTTGTGATTGTACTACGTCATATTTTTTATCCATTTCTTTCTCCTGTTTTTCTATTTGTTTTATATGCACTATTTAAAACGTATTGTTTTCCATGCTGAGAACATAAATATTTACCATGTTCGATAACTGTAGCTTCTTTGTTGCATTTGATGCATTTAATGCATTTAGGTTTGATCATTTATTTTTCTCCATCGAAAACTCCTTGTTGTAAAATTGGAAAATATTTTTGTGAGACCCCCATACGCACATAGCACCCAGGGGGGGGATAAGGTGCCTTTTTATATAAGAGGACCCTTGCCTTACCTGGCATACAGCCTGGGTGTACAAGCTCTTAACCAACGTATAGTATTTGTACACTCTAGTCATAGCTTCATCTTTGCTCCTAGTCTTTTGACTATACCATCTACTGTTATTGGCTTGTCTTTGTTTATATGCTTAGTAAGGAAGTATTGTAATGATTGTGGTGGTTGTTTGTTATTGGACCTGGTCCATTGCAATACTGACATTGCTTCTGACTTAAACTTATCTGAGGTGTATCCAGCTTCTATCAACTGACCAGCAATCATCATCTGTCTATCATCATATCTCCATTCAGAATTGTATATGCTTCTAACTACATTCATATAAATATCACATAAATTCTTATTTAAAATTCTACTACTAGTACTATTAGTTAGTACTTTATAGTTATGGTTTAGCTCCATCTTAACTTTTTTAGGGGTCGAGTTTAGCTCCAGCTTAACTTTATCATTGTAAGAGTTTAGCCCCACCTTAACTTTATTATGTGAAGAGTTTAGCTGTGGCTTAACTTTCTTATCCTTTAAATAACCAGCTTCAAAGGGTGAACGTAGACCATTTCCGATAGCTTTCCAGGTAGCTTCTGTCTGTTCACCTTGTAACCATATCTGTATATCTTTAGCGATCTTACCTGGCTGATAATACTCATTGGAGTTCTTCATATACTTCTGGGCTATATCATTGGCCATAGCGATCTGTTTCTCTGACAATGGTTTATGCATAGGTGTTATTTTATTAAGTGTCTCGACTACCTGGTTATCGTCTATATCTGTAGCTCCAGCTAACTGATCTTCTATGCTCACTCTTTCATCGAATATAACACGCCACTTGGCTCCTCTCTGACCGTAAGGCAGTTTAGGGTTGCTACTCTTTAGCTTCTGTATGTAACCCCATTCTAACAGGCGTTTAAAGTGCTGTGAGATAGCTGACTTGGTATTACCCATAATCTTAGATATCGTTATGTGATTAACGAAAAAGATAGATGTATTCTGTTTAGCGTGTGCTGAACATATTGCCAGGCATCTGAAGGTCGTAGGATATTTATTAAAACGTACATCTCCGTAAGCCCTGGGTGGTAGCATAATAAATGGACCTGGACATTGATGCTCACCTTGTCCTTTTGGGGGATCACGCAATGGGTCTGGTGTTAACTTACTTATCTTCATTCTTAATGGTATCCACTATTATTAGCCTACAAGTCGGGCATTGACGTTCTACACGGTCCTTATCGGTTCGCATTATACTAAGTTGAGACTTACAGCTAGGACATATATCCAGCTTCTTTTGTGTTTCTTTATCAGTTACCATTTTTAAAAAAGTCCAATCCGTAGCCCATGTGTATTAATTGCTTTATCTGAGCTTCCCTGTTGCCACGATGAAATAAATCCAGGCTGTCATTATCGGCATTACCCATGACACTACCAATGCTGGTTGATTGATTTATAACCGTTTCTTTACGATAGTAACGCCCGTACTTATCGTATTCTTCTGCTATTGGATCATCGACAAACATCACGCTACCAGCTTTCTTTTTACTTGCTTATAAACCTTGGTTATCTTTGGGTCCGTTTCAATAAGTTTCTGACCTCTTTTGGCTCCGTGTAAGACCGTGCTGTGGTCACGGTTTAATGTCTTTCCTAACTGTGGAAATGACTGCCAGGTTAATTCTTTGGCTAATGCATACAGTAGGTGACGATAGGGCATAACTTCCCTGGACCTTCTATGATTAATCAATTCCAATGGTGGACAGCCCGTTACGTCTGAGAGGGCAAGGAGTATTTTTTTGACTGATACTGTTTCGGCAATATCTCCAAGATTTTCACCCCCCGATGTGTGGCTTCTACCAGCTTCTTCTTCAAGCGATATACTGGTGTCTTGAACCCCTTTACATCCTCCACGACCCGTTCCCTCTGGTTGAAATAACTGAAGTCGGCTATATAACTGCATATCTTTTCTCCATCTATTCTAATTTCAAACTTAGGATGGACCTGTAAATGACTTATCTCACCCTTATCCAACAACGGCTTTAACGTAAACCAATAGTGCTTGGCTTCAGCCTGGCTGTCGAACTTATGTCCATCTAATTCTACTCTTTTTGCTCTATATTTCATGTACAATTACTAAAAGTTACATTTAACACTTGTAATCCACGATAATAAACATTACATTCATTATGTAAAGGCGTACAAACGCCATTAATGTTAAATACGAAACAGGAATATTAGGAGAAATTAGATGAGCAATACAGATTATATATATAAAAGACCAGACGGTGGCACAACACATTGTTATGGCAAAATAGAAGATGATAGCAACTTTGAACTTGTATGTGCTGATGAAGATTATGATGGCATAGCTGATGACGTAGATGCTGAAGAATTAAATACCTGGAAGAAGGTATGTGATTATCTTTATGAGAATTATCGTAAAGATGTAGAAGAAATAGTTAGCTGTTAGGGAGAAATTAAATGAGATACAAAGAATTTAAATTGACCAAACTTACCAAACATAAAAAAGGTTATATACTGACTTCAGATTTATTCTTATTAGGTTTTTTTATCGTTAAATATAATTCTGGTCCTAGAGGATGGTCATTAAATGTAACTGATGTATGTGAACCCATCAAAGGTATGGGAAAACAGATACATTGGTCATCAAGCCTTAAAAACTTAGACAGCTACATTACAAGGCATAAAGATCAATTAATTACTAAATATGGAGAAAGTAAATGAGACTATATGATTGGAAATCTAGTGACACCAGGGATATTTTAGTGTGTTACACATTTGGAGAGGGATGGTTTTTTCATGCTGAAACTAAATCAGCTACTGACTATTTAAACAAGCTGTCTGGTCCAGATTTTAAGTGGGCTTTTGTAAAGAATTTAGATGATGGCATTATAACAACCGAAAATAAATCTAGTTTTGATATGATTTATGAAACACTTAAGGGAACTAATTTTGTTGTTGATCTGCATTTAGGTGAGAGTACGTGGGAGAGGGGAGACAGTAAATGACATTAAAAGTATATAAATTTGAAGGACAATGGATTGTAAGATTAGCTGGTATAGGGGCTAACAAATTATCTCAAAATAGATATGGTAAAATCCTTGATACTTTTCCAACAAAGAAAAAAGCAGACCAATTTGTAAATAATATTAATAATGCTGTCGCACAATATATACAGGGAGAAAGTAAATGAGCGATATAGAAAAGTTAAAAGTAGACATAGGTTTGTTTAAAGATATGGCTATACAGCTTTATGAAAGTGCTGATGATGCTGGTGATTTTGAAGATAAGATCAATGACATTTATTCAGACATATTTGAAGGCACAAAGAAAACTGAAGAGTGGGGAGAAAGTAAATGACAATGCTTAAAATTAATCGGGATAGTGCATTAGAGCTACTAGAATTATATAACCAGGCTAAATCAGAGGGTAGGGATCAGTTCGTATTTATGGACAGCGATATCCTTACCAGCTACGCCCGTTATATGCTTCTTCATATCCAGAACCAGGGCCTTTTAAATAAAGATGAATTTAATTTTGACAACAGCACCGTACAAAGTGTAAACATAGGGAGTACATTTAATGCATAGTTTCGGAATTGATCGTATGCCAATCTATAGGCAAGACCACGGGGTTCCACATTCTGGCAAGTTTGCTGGTCTGGTGAGAGTATCGACTGATAAACAGGAGGTTGAGAACCAGATGCATTTGATTAAGGAATATTTAAACGGTGGAGATCACCAGGTTAAATGGTTTAAGGAAGAGGGGATTACGGGTAGTACTCCCTTCATTCGCAGACCCGTATTGCAAGAAGCGATGGAATATTGCCGTAAAGAAGATGCAACTTTAATCATTACTAGTTTATCAAGATTATCCAGAACAAATTGGGAAGCCAATAAATTTTTTTCTGATGAGGTCCATAAGAAGGGCTTTAAAATGGTTGTTTTGGATAATCCAATGCTGGATCATAAAACTGTGGGCTGGTTTGCTAATCAGGCATATTTAGAAAGGCACATGATCCAGGAAAGAACCCAAGCATCTCTTGACCGTATTCAAGCTGAGATTAAAGAGAAGGGTTTGTATAAATCCAAAGCTGGGAATATTATAAAGAAGCTCGGTAGGTCTGAAGAGGTCCTTAAAAAAGCAAGGAAGAAAGCTGTAGAAAGTACACAGGCTAATGCTAATCAATTTGCAATGGAATTGTACCCAGAGATTAAAGCTCTCCTTGATGCTGGTTATTCGTACCGTGGAATAGCACAACTATTTAATAAAACGAACCGTGCTACCAGGGCAACCAAAGACGATAGTGTTAATGGTTACAAATGGTATGCATCAACTATATCTAACATCGTAAAAAGGGCGAAACATAAAGATATAGAAATTAATGTAATGAATGAAGCATTTAATAAATATTTAGAGAAGGATAAAGGATTTATTAAAAGAAGGAAAACACCTAGAAAACCTAGAAAGGGGAACAAATAAATGAACAATACTAAAAACTTAACCCTAAATAGTCAGCTAGACTATTGGAACGGGCAAAAGAAAACGACAAGCCGTAATGGTAAGGGTATGAACCCAAGATGTGAAACTGGTTCAACAAGGGGAATACAGACATCGACATTTAGAAATCCTATTAATGCTCCACCAGTACATTTGACATATACTAAAAATGTAGCCCTTAAAGAACTTTGCCAAAACTTCGCCCTTAGAAATCAAAAACTATTCTCAATGCAACAAACCAGAAAAGACACAACCATACAAAGATGGGTTAATCACAGCCGTGTTAATTTCTTCTTTGCAAACTGGATGGTTGTTTCTTATCTGCAAGATAAACCAGTTACAATAACCCAGCTTGTCGATGAAATGCATATTACCAGGACCACAGCAAGGAAACTGATTGCTGATTGGTTGTCGTATGGCTGGGCTAATAATTATGAATTCCCAAGAGACAAAAGAAAATTAGGATACGTTACCACGAGCTTTGTTTATGACAATTTTGCTTCATATATTGAAATTCAATTATCAGATACTGATTATGGAAAATGGCAAGATAGTTATCGTACTTATCTTTATTGCACTAGGCAATTAAAGGTTTATGACCGTAAAGATGCATAAAATATGGATAGCTATTGTGCATATTATTTACAAATTAAATGGTTATATTGATACTAGGAAGATTGAACTATGAGAAATACAAGACTAAAACATAACGCTACCATGATGTCGATACGGGCTGGTATACTAAGGATGTCGAAACGCATAAATGTACCAATGATACATCCAGACCATATAAAAACAGCTAGTAATGTATTTAAGGACCTTGCGTATGATTTAGATAAAATTCTGAAGAATACCAGAAGTGATAATTCAGAGAAATGTTTCATGGCTCAATCTTCTCTTATGATGGCTCATGCCAGGTTAGAAAAGCAATGGAAAGACCCTCGTAAATTATACCAGGATCACCGTGGCGAAGGTGGATTAATCCATGATGAATGGAACGGCCTTAGAAGTAACCGTGGCGAGGAGAGCTTAAAGAAAAGGTTTAAAGATGATGATAGCTTTACTGGCTGAAATCTTTAAATATAACAGATGTACAAGCATCAAACGGGGTGTAGGTTTACCTTTAGAGCTTGTATAAAATAAATGGAGTGTAAAAAATGAGTGTATTACTACACCTGGTGGATATCTTTATAACAAGATGTCGCATAATATATATTAACCGTAATTTTGAGTTCCTACTTAATAGCCTTATAGAACAGAATAGGGATAACAGACAGACAGAAACAGGATTTCTGTTACGATCTGTATTCCGAATTGTCCTCTCAGTTATAGCATTTGGTGGTGTACTAGCAATGACATATTTCTTGTTAATGTTTGGCTGTGTACTAACCGATAGTTGTTATTATTATAACGGTGGAGTTTAGTATGCCAAAGTTTACAGAAACTGGAAAAGAAGTTGGATCAAGCGAATGTCCAGCACTTGTATTAGGCAAGACTGCTTATACTACAAATCAAAAGGTCCTGGAAAATCATCGTGCTACGATTGCTGGTGTCGAAAAATTAAATGAGTACAGACCTAGCCAGGCACAGGACCGTGGTAACTTCCTGGAAGAAGGGATAGCTAAATGGGCTTGTAAACAATTACACGCTAGTTTTGAAATGCCAGAGTTTGCTCACCAAAATAAAGAATTAAAAATGGGTGCTTCGATTGATGCAATTATATCATCAGATTTAGGTATTAATATATCTGATCCTATCACCCAGGAAGAATTTACTTTTAACGGTGACGGTATCCTGGAAATCAAAACAGACTTTTATCACATGGATAAACCAAGGGAAGAATGGGTGATCCAGGTCCATCATCAAATGATTTGTTCTGATTATACCTGGGGAATTATTGCTGTCTTAAATCAAAAGGGCCATCTTAAAATATATCCTGTACCCAGAGATGAAGATTTGATTGATGATATTATTTATAAAGTTAATCAGTTTTGGAGCCTGGTCGATAGTGGTGAAGATTATCCACCGTACAAAGAGCCAACAGTAGAAGCTGTCAATTTGGTTGAGGTCCTAAAAGATAGTAACGATTACCTGGATGATCTATGTGGTGATTATTTATCATGCATGGCTGAAGCTCGGAAGAAAACTAAAGAAGCCCAAAATATAAAAGACGGGATCATAATAAAACTTGAAAGCATTGGTGTTGAACAAGGCTACACTAATAACTATCAGCTTAAAAGCCAGGACATAATGCGTAAGAAACGTAAACAAATACAGACCGATGAAGATGTACCAGGTCACATTTTTTCTATAAAGGAGATATCACATGAGTAATTTAATGAAGTTAGATATGCCAGGCATGATGCAAATAGCAGAAGTTGTATCAAAGTCAGCATTAGTTCCACAGGCATACCAGGGCAAACCAGCTAATTGTTTTGTTGCTATACAATGGGGTCAAGAAATAAATCTTAATCCAATGCAATCATTACAAAACATTGCTGTCATAAATGGTAAGCCATCATTATATGGTGATGCCTTGTTAGCATTAGCCCGTTCTGATAAACGCTGTGTCGGTGTTGAAGAAAAAATGAATGAGGATACGGCTGTCTGTACTGTAAAGCGTAGACACATTGATGGAACCGTTGAAGAGATTGTTAGAACCTTTAGCAAAGATGATGCTGTCAAAGCTAAGTTGTGGGGTAAGCAAGGTCCTTGGTCACAATATCCAATTAGGATGTTACAAGCCAGGGCCAGAGGGTTTGCTTTGCGAGATGCTTTCCCAGATACATTAAAAGGTCTTATCACTTCAGAAGAATTAGGAGATTATCCTGTCAATAAAAATATGACTGTTGTACAGCCTGTACAAGAGCCTATAGATACCTTAACGCATACAAAACCACTCCATGAGCAGTTACCACCCATAGAAGCTCCTCAAATCGACAAAGAAGTACCATCAGACTTTGTGTTTCACCTTCCTAATGGAAAAATAGATAAATTTAATAAAATAGAGCATTGGGTGGTTAAATATCTGGAGATGATGAAAAGCTGTATGGATTACGATGGCTTCACTAATTCTGAAAAAAGGACAAAGCTAAAAGAATTAGAAACAATTAACAAGGTTGTTATAGAAGAGGTTATGGAAGAAGCTCTAAGGAGTGAGCTTTACGATAAGCGTATTGAATATAATAAATATTTAGGAGCTACAGAAGATGAAACTTAATACAATTAGATTGAAACTAAATGAAGCTCGATTATTTACACAGCTATACCATAGGCACAGTAAACCATTAAAAAGACATAAGTTTACAATCGGTGCATTTGATAAATCTAAGTATATATCTCCAATAGTTATTGAAGAAGATTTGCTTGGGTTAGTAACGGTTGATACTTGTTCTAGTCACTCTTGGTCACAAAGAAGAGATCATATTGAAATTCGTAGGCTTGTTGTAAAAGATGGCTGTAAAAATGTGGCTAGTTTTTTATTAAGCAAAGCTGTTACAGCGTGTTTTGCTATGGGTTATAAAGCTATAATTACTTATACCCAACCTAATGAAACTGGTTCTTCATTAATGGCTTTGGGTTTCCAAGCACAAAAGTTTAAAGCTAGAACTTATAAAGATGATACTTTTGAAGGTTTAGTCCAATGGTGTTTAACAGAAGATTATCAAAAAAATCCAGATTTTGAATTTACTAAAACTAATTTAAATAAATTTAATAAAATGGTTCAAGGTCATTCAAATAGAAAAACAGGAGCAATACAATGAATAATTTTGGATTGACAGCAGACCAGGCAGACATACTGGCTTTCTTAAAAAGATACCACAATGTTAACGGTGTTTACCCTACGGTCCGTGAAATAGCTAAAGGTCAAATAGAAGGACAACAAGTTATTGCTGAAAGAAAATCACAAGGCACGGTCCAGGGTATTATGAATGGCTTAGTAAATAGACAAGCAATAGAAAGACAGCCTGGTAGACCCAGGGCTATTCGTATATTAGATTAATCTTCTATATTTGCCAGGGCGTGGCTACGGGTTTCTTTGTTTCTTCGTAGCCATCCCTTTCCAAAATGCTCAAAGGTTTTTAACTTCCTATAAAAAGTTTCCCTCTCAACTGATATCATTTCTATAAGTTCTTCTGCATCATGTTCATTAACTGACTTCAAAGTTATTGGACCTAAACCACCATCTTGTTTTACACCTACACATTTCTGCAAGGCTTTGACAGCACGACCACAGCCACTATTAACAGCCCAATCAAATACAGATAAATCTAAACCAGATGCCAGGCTGTCTGCATTAACTCTATCCCAATACTGTTTTCTATAAATTTCTGATACATGATTGTCTGGCATATCTCGCATCTCTTGCTCAGTAGTTACCTTTTCCATATAAGCATCATAAACTTTTTTGGTAATTCCTTTGTTAGTCATACCACCTGGATCATTAGGGTTATCTACAAAACCTCCTTCATGCCTTAACACTATAGCCAAAGCTCTTTCAAAGTTACCTTTCATATCAACTCCCTGTTAATAATAATATTATTCCTAAAACGTGGCCCATAAGTATTATCTCAAGCTCAAGCGAGATCATTTTTTACTATCAGTTTTGTTAAATTTATCTACGCTTCTCATCCCAGCAATGCCTAACATTCCTAGTAACAATGGCATCATTACTGTCATGTCAGCTTGTGGAATAATTACATTAAACCCAGCACAAATAGGCGAGATCATATAATTAATGGCTAAACTTATAACACATACATAACCACACAACGGTCTCCAGGATGATTGGAACCAGTTGCCCTTTGCTTCTTCTTTATTAATAGCTAGTTGAGCCATCAACGCTTCTTGTGCGTGTTTGTCAGCCATTGTAGCTAAGTCATGTGCAAGTTTATTTTTTGTATCAGCATCTGGTATAAACTTGTCTAAAATTTTAGTTGCTGGTGCTATTAAGCTAGATAAAACCATTGTATTACTCCTTTGTTTGGCGAGAGGTGTTTAGCATTATCATTAAATATTGGTATCCATTTTAAAATAAGTATTAAGTTAAAAAGAAACCAAACACCCCTCATAACTGGTGAGGAAGGCTGACACCCCTGTGAACCCCCCTCATAACTCTACTCAATTACTACATCTTCCGTATATAATGTGACCTTCTGGTCTAATAAATTTAACTTCATTTCTATTTCACGCATCCTTGTAATACTTTCTTTGACCGACTCTGGTGGTTGCCATGTATCTATCCAAGTATCATTCTCTTCAACTTCGATTGTCAGCATCTCCATCTGGTGTTCGAGGAAGGTTAGCCTTTCAGTTAATCCAAAGTATAACCATACCGACAACCCAGTAAGAGCAATCATGCTTATAAGATTTCTCAATGGTATCGTTATATTGCTACTATCAGATATACTTAGTTGTTCAGTCATCGTTCTTCCTTAAAAAATGTGGGTCCTTTTTATCAAAAATAAATACAGCCTTTTCTTTTTCGGTCCTCTTTTCTAATTGCTCTTTAAGATCATGTTTCAATTTGTTTATTCTTAATCTTATCTGGTAAACTTTTTCTTCTAGTTCGGTCATTTATTTTTTTGAGGTATGCAATAAGCCTTGATGTAAACCTTATCCCCAGCAACTCTTTGCGTGATGTTCTGGTCAACGACCAGTTTCTTGTACTCAATGCAAGTCTTGAGATCACTAAAGAACACATGGTCTGGCTCTATATCTGTTCCCTGTAACAACACAATCAATACCCATATCAACTAGACCGACCCATAAATAATCCAAGGGCCACAGCCTGTGCAGAAGTAATAACTGAAACCATGCCCGATTGCTGTAGGGTAGGGTTCTCTAATCCCATATACCAAAACACCGTGGCATACGTCAGATACATATAAAGTAGTATCAATGCCCTGGGTATTATCTTTAGGCTGTCAATAGCGTGTGACCATTGCTCTATATGTTCGCTCATCTTTGTCATAAACTACCCATTCTTTTTAAATAAATTAAATATCCAATCCACATAACTGCACCACCAACAACGGTGCATAAAAGTATGATACCGACTATGTTAAAAACTTTTCTTTTAAACTCCTCAACTTCATACACTTGCTGTTGTCTATCCTTTCTAATTTTAGCCTGTAGCTTCAAAAGCTCATTCCAGGAATTAGGTCCGTACACTAGATTAATATGTGTGCGTAGCTGGTCTTCCATCTCAATAGCTTTCTTCTTAAAAGCAAATGCATCCAGGGCTTCTTTTTCTATTGATGATCCATTAAATACCTTCTTAAAAATACTAGGCTTTTGGGCCATAGTGTGAGCGTGTTTAACATCTGATATAGCTCCCATCCAACGGCCCAGGTCCTGGGTCATATCTTCTATTCTGCGACCAGCATTAAATCCTTTCTCTAAAATTTTAAATGTGCTTGTAGCAACTGCGAATAAACTAACGGGGTCCATTACGAACCTCTCATAAGTACGCCAACCAACAACAGAATAGTTGTTCCAGCAGTACCGATTAATACCCCCTCTAGCCTTTTAATACGCAGTATCGTTTCCTTCCATCTCTCATCCGAAACAGTTTCAAAAGCAGTTAGACGTTTATCTAATTCATGCAAAGTCGGTTTCATTTCTTTTTAGGTTTATCTTTCTTTTCTTTAGGCTCCTTCTTCTTAGGTTCCTGTTTCTTTTTACCCCAGCCTGGAGGAGCTAAGTGAGGATTTAAGTCATAGATATGTGGCATACGTCACCTTTTGTTGTTGTACATTAAAGTTAAAATTAGTCAGCATCCTCTGGTTTAGTTGGGAATGTTACATTATTTAAGTCAGATGCTTTAGTAATATCTCTAAGCTCTTGTCTA